AAATGAATGCAGAACATTGGAAAAAACAAGCTGAAATATACAAAGAAAATCTTTTGGAAGCAAAAAGACTGTTTGACTTAAAGTTTACATTAACGGATGAAGAAATAAGTCAGGTATACAAAGAAGTCAGTGCGCCATTTGGTGAAAAAAGATTATACGAAATCCATGATTTTGCTAGAGCAATACTAAGAAAGGCACAAGAGAAATGAAAACACCGTTTGATTTAGAAGATGACATTCAAAAGGTTTGGTCGGTCAAAGAAGATATAGAGTTATTGATTTGGCGTTACATAGACCACCCTGCTCATATGTCAGCAGACGAAGTATGGAATCATTTGGCTGGTATCGCTAGTAGGCTTGACTTATACTGCGAGAAACTATGGGATACCTACTGCCAAAAGTTTGAGCTAGATGAGTATGCCTCAGACGAAAAGAAAGCCTATCGTAAAGCCATGCTTACGAAATACTTTGAGGCTTTAAAAGAGGGCAATGAAGCTGGCAAAAAGACTAAAAAGAAAAAGAAATGAGCTACTCAATTAAAGACGAGGAAGGCTACAAAGTTCGTGTAGTTGGTAGGTTAGAAGAAGCAAAGGCTATATGTGCAGTGCGGGAAGGCTGGACATATAAATTTATACATAAACCAAAAGAAACAGTTGATTTAACAAAGTTTGAGGAGGCTTTAATATGATTGAAAGTTTAGCAAAACCACAACCATTAGATAACGATATAGCAGTTATGAAAATCATTCAGCTTATGGGACAATTAAGTCTTAACGATATTGGCTATGTTTTAAATATAGCTAGTCAAGTATACGAAGCTACTGCAAAGGAAGCGTGATGGAAGAGAAAGATTGGAAAGCCGAATACGAAGTAATGCGTGACGCATACCATGATGTCTTGAAGCAGATGGCAAGCCTTACTCAAGAAGTTGATGAGTTAAAGGAAGTGCTAGATAAAGCTTTAAGTGCATGGGCTAAAGACATGGAACGGATACGAAAATGACTGCATGGTCTTACAGTAGCATAACCCTATTTGAACAATGCCCTAAGAAGTATTACCATTTAAGGGTAGCTAAGGATATTAAAGAACCTGAATCCGAAGCTATGAACTACGGTAAAGACCTACACCTAGCCGCAGAAGAATACATTCGAGACGGCAAGCCCCTACCAGCTAAGTACGCCTTTATTCAGGAGATGCTAGATAAATTAAAAGCAGTCCCCGGCGAGAAGCTATGCGAGAATAAATTAGCAGTAAAGATTGTAGATGGTGGCAAGCTAGCCCCCTGTGACTTCTTTGATAAGAACGTTTGGTATAGAGGTATAGCCGACCTAATTATCCTAGACCGAGAGAACCAAGAAGCTCGCATCATTGACTACAAGACTGGCAAATCGGCAAAGTATGCGGATACTAAGCAGTTAAAGTTACTAGCCGCTTGCGTGTTTACACACTACCCTGAGATTGCAATTATCAAGGCGGGGTTGTTATTTGTAGTATCTAAAGAGTTTATTAAAGAAGAATACAGTACGCACCATAGGTTAGCTTATTTTGAGCAGTTCAAGCCCCTCGTAAACCAGTTAGATTCTTGCTTGGAAACAGGGGTATGGAATCCAAAGCGGAACTTCACTTGTCCTAAACACTGCCCTGTATTAGAATGTACGCATAATGGAAGGAACACATAATGCCCTACAAGAACAAAGCAGACCGTAAATATACTAATGCCGTTAAATACGAAGACACTCCTGAGCAAGTAAAGCATAGGGAAGAACGTAACAAACTACGCCGTAAGCTGTTAAAAGAAGGTAAGGTTACTAAGGGTGATGGGAAAGACGTTGCCCATAAAAAGGCAATGGACAAGGGCGGTACAGCTAAGGATGGTTACTTTGTACAAGATGCTGGAGCTAATCGCTCATTCAAAAGAGACGCTAAACGTAACTTGGTATCAGAAGTAAGTGCTAAGGAACGCAAGAAGAAATAAGTTGTAGTATTGAACCACAGGATAGGGTATGAGTGCCTAGCTGGTTCGGGGTCGAGTGCCCTTCATGAGTAAACCGTATCAGTTGGTAATTGGTTTTTGTAGTTAGTGCTCACGTGCTAACCACCTTTCACCCGAACGAGCCAACGGACACTGGGAAAGACTAGAAAAATTATAAAGCTTGAAGCGGACACCGCTTTCAGGCTATTTAGTATCGGAGAAAACATTGGACATTATTGATAACAGGGCGTTATTGCTCAAGGTTCGTGACCCGAGCCGAATCACAGGTGTGATTCCCAAGAGCAAACTTATTCGTTCTGAAGGAGAGAACTATCACGAAGTCCTCGTGCATTGGGGTTTGGAGGAAATGCAAGTCCTCAAAAATTTAAAAATACAAAACATACCCTCACCAATTAAAGGTAAGTATGTTTGGCCCGGTCAATACAAACCTTTTGAGCATCAAAAAGAAACCGCATCATTCCTAACCTTACATCGTAGGGCTTTTGTATTTAACGAACAAGGCACAGGCAAGACTGCTTCAGCTATATGGGCGGCTGATTACTTAATGAATCTAGGACTAATCAAACGAGTTTTAATTGTATGCCCGCTATCTATTATGGATGCCGCATGGCGTGCAGACTTGTTTACGTTTGCTATACACCGCAGAGTAGACACAGCCTATGGCAGTAGAGAAAAGCGTAAAAAGATTATTGAAGGTAACGCCGAGTTTGTAATCATTAACTTTGACGGCATAGAAATTGTGCACAACGAGATTGATAAAGCTAACTTTGATTTAATTATCGTTGATGAGGCTAATGCCTATAAAAACCCTACTACAAATCGCTGGAAAGTATTTAACTCGTTAATCAAACCACATACTTGGTTGTGGATGATGACAGGAACTCCGGCGGCTCAATCACCAGTAGATGCCTATGGCATAGCTAAGCTGGTTAACCCTTCAGGAGTACCTAAGTTTTACTCGCACTTCAGAGACATGGTTATGCAAAAGATTACTATGTTTAAGTGGATACCCAAGCCTAACTCCGAAGATGTAGTCCACAAAGTATTACAGCCAGCCATACGCTATACCAAAGAGCAATGCCTTGACCTGCCTGAGATTACATACCAAACGCGTGAAGTCCCTCTAACCTCACAGCAACAGAAGTATTACGATATGCTACGCAAGCAGATGCTGGTTCATGCGGCAGGGGAAGAAATCACTACCATCAATGCGGCGGCTAATCTTAACAAATTGCTTCAGCTTTCTTGCGGTGCAGTATATTCAGACACAGGCGAGATTGTTGAGTTTGATGCGTCTAACCGCTTAAGAGTGTTGAAAGAAGTTATAGATGAATCTAGCCATAAAGTGTTGGTGTTTGTACCATTTAGGCATGCCATCGAAGTTATTAAAGAAAGTCTCGAAGCAGATGGCTATACAGTAGACCTTATACATGGTGGAGTACCTGTAAACAAACGTACAGAAATCTTCAAGAAATTTCAAGAAACTCCAAACCCTCGGGTATTGATTATCCAACCACAAGCCGCTAGTCATGGCGTGACCCTTCATGCCGCAAACACAATCGTATGGTGGGGTCCGATTACCTCCTACGAAACCTATGCTCAAGCTAATGCTCGGGTACACCGAAGCGGGCAGAAAAACCCTTGTACAGTTATCAGGCTCAAAGGCTCAAGCGTGGAGAAAAGACTATACGAAGCACTGCAAAATAAGCAGGACATTCAGGGAAGTATTATGGCGTTGTACAATGACTTACTTAGTTGACATTGTTAAGAGTTATAGTATACTTACAAGAAAGGAGAATGAATGACAGCTATGCGTAACCCTGATGCGAAGCATATTGACTTTGCTGACCTAATTGGGATTATACCTAGCAATCCTAGATTTCTTCCTTCTAACCTAGATATGGTACTTGAAAGAAAAGGTGACTTTTTAATAGGCGAATGGAAAAGACCAAATGAAAGTATCAGTAGAGGACAAGAAATTCTCTTACAAAACTTAGCCAAAAAGCCGGGGTTTCTTGTAGTGCTAATCGAAGGTAATACTGACGATGGTATGGAAGTAAGTAAGGTGCAATTATTTAACCCGCACAGAGGATGGGTAGATTGGGGAGATAGTGTAGAAAGTTTAAAAAGCTTAATTACACAGTGGTATGAGAGAACAGAGAGGAAAACAAGATGAGCGAACAAGTACAGGCAGATAAGCTAGCCAGTGCGTACATAAAAATGCGAGACAAGCGTAAAGAAATTCTTGCGGCTTATGAAGATGAAGACAGAAAGATTGAAGCACAGATGGAAATGGTAGCCGAGGAATTATTAAAGCTATGCAAGGACATTGGTGCAGATAGCATCAAGACGGCAGTTGGCACTGTATTTAGGTCTGTAAGGACGAGATACGAAACTACTGATTGGGAGAACATGTATGCTTTTATTAAGGAACATGATATTCCGCAAGTCTTAGAACGCCGTATAAGTACCACAAATATGAAGCAGTTTTTAGATGAAAACCCAACGCTAATGCCAGTTGGCATGAATGTTAATAACAAGTACACAGTTACTGTAAGGAGAAAATAACAATGGAACACTTGCCATTGACAGTCGATGAGGTTGCGAAGATACTACGTGTCTCTCGACAAACAATTTATGTTTTATGTAGGGAAGGAAAACTACCGCATTTTAAGGTAGGAACAAAACTGCGTTTTCACAAAGCAGATATTGAAGCGTTAACCAACACAACAAGAGGAGTAGTAAATGAGTAACGAACTAAGTATGTTAAAAGGAAACCTACCAGCCCACTTGCGTGGCGGTGTAGACGAAACAACCAAAGCCCTTATGGGTGGTGGTGCAGTATCCACAGGACCAAGCATCAAGCGTATTTCAATTAAGGGTTCTGTATTCCGTATGGTAGTTGAAGGCAAGGAAGTTGCTAAGAACGAAGAGCGCTCAATGAATGTAGTTATCGTTGGAGCGGCACAGCATAACTCCCGCACTTTCTACGAGGCTACTTTCTCAGAAGGTCAAGGCGCTAAGATGCCTGATTGCTTCTCTGATAACGGTATCGGACCAAACCCAAAAAGCACAGCCCCACAAGCGGCTACTTGCAAAGATTGCCCACAGAACGTAGATGGCTCACACCCAAGCGGTAAAGGGCGTGCGTGCCGTTTTAGTCGCCGTCTAGCAGTATTGCTTGAGAACGACCAGCATGGCGACATCTTCCAATTAACCCTACCAGCGCAGTCTATTTTTGGTAAGGGTATTGATGGTAAATTACCATTAGAAGCCTATGTACGCCTCTTGGGTACAAACAACGTATCAGTGACTTCAGTAGTTACAGAGATGCGTTTTGACACAAGTAGCGCCACACCAAAACTTACTTTCAAAGCGGTTCGTTATTTGGAAGAAGACGAGTTTGCTAACGCACTAGTTAAAGGTAAGACAGCAGAAGCTAAGACAGCTATTGGTCAAACCCCTGCGGCTATTGATGGTGCAGTTGCTATTGAAGCACCTAAGCCAAAAGCTAAGATTGCAGACCCTGTGTTAAATGCGGTTGAAACTGAAGTTGAAGTAACGCCTGAGCCAGTAAAGCGTGCTAAGAAGACTGAAGCGGAAACGCCTAAGGATATTAACGCTGTCCTAGACGACTGGGCATAATAGTAACGGGGTGTGTGAGTGCTTAAATAGCGAAATAAACGACCGCTAGCCCCACCTAATAAGAATAATATGACTGGATATTCCGTAAAATTTACTGAGGCTGTTGCTAAAGCCAATCAAGAACTAGTTGGCGTAATGCTAGCTAAACTATGTATCAAGAAAGATATTTCTGTAATAGAGGTAGCCGAATATTTTGGTGTGTCTCGCACAGCTATATACGCTTGGTTCTTAGGTAAGAGCGAACCCAATAAAGTACATGAAGTAAAGATTTACAAGTATTTAAAAAAGAAGGCGTAAGCCAACCGGAAAGCTGGGTGCCATCCAGCTAGATGGGATTATTGTCGGCGCAATTTGAGGATGTACATGACCTCGTGGAATAGTTTTCTCTCTACGATACTGCCTGAGGAAGGTCTCGGCTGGTATTGCATAGGGAGTTATAAGAAGAAAACCACACCGATTACGCACTTTGTACAAACTATTGCAGAAGCTGAAGTTTTAATTCAAGAACTGCTGGATAAAAAGAAAGACGTATATTTCGGGTGCTCGAAATTTATTACAAATGAAAATAGAAAGGCAATTAACGCAGGGTGGCAAAAATCATTTTGGCTTGACTTAGATTGTGGACAATCGTATTTTGATGCGGGTACTGGCTACCTTAACCAAGCCGAAGCGATTACAGATATTAAGCGCCTATGCGCTGAACTAGATTTACCTAAACCTAATATTGTTTTCTCAGGTAACGGCATCCACGTACATTGGGTAATGAACCGCACTCTCGAAAAAGAAGAGTGGGTAAAGACTTGCGAGTATTGGAAGCAACAACTAAAGCGGTTAGACATCAAGGCTGACCCATCTAAGATTACTGACTTAGCGGCAGTACTGCGTATCCCTGATACCCTTAATTTTAAATCTGACCCACCCTTAAAGGTAGAGTGGAAGGCGCAATGCCCACCCATGGACTACAAGGAGTTTCGGGCTAAGGTAATAGGCGATATTGAGATTGAGCTTGATTTAAATAAAGCCCCTCGCCGACCAATGGATGAGACCACCCGCAGATTACTAGGTAATAAAGTATCTAACTTCTCAGCTATTATGAAGTCGGGTGAGTGCGCACAGCTTACTTACTTCCATAAAAATCAAGGTACGATTGACTACAATATGTGGCGTGCTGGGCTGTCTATTGCTCAATTCTGCGAAGATAGGGATAGCGCTATCCATAAGATGTCTAAGTTTCACCCTGAGTATTCGTTTCAAGATACTGAGAATAAAGCTAACGACATAGGCGGACCTTATCACTGCGTAACTATTGAAGGTTATAACCCCGGCGGTTGCGAAGGTTGCAAGCATAAAGGTAAGATTACAAGCCCTATATCTATTAACTCTAAGATTGCTAAAGCTACCGAGGAAGACAATACTGTTACTTTAAAGAGTGCAGAGATTTCTACCGAAGTTACTTACAAGATTCCTGAGCTACCATTCCCATACTTTAGAGGTAGGCAGGGCGGCATATACAAGCAAGGCTATACAAAGGAAGACGGCGAATCGGTTGACGATAAACTAATCTTTAAGCATGACTTTTATGTAGTTAAGCGGATGATTGACCCTGACTTAGGTGATATGGTTTGGATGCGGGTACACCTACCCAAAGACGGTATTCGTGAGTTTGCATGCTCAAACCAAGCGCTTATGACTTCAGATGAGTTTAAGAAAACTGTGTCTAAACATGGGGTTATTGGTGACCCTGAGGAGATGAAACAGATTATGAGTTACATAACTTCTTTTACTAAAGAATTACAGGATAGAGAAGTATCCGAGCAAATGCGCACCCAGTTTGGTTGGTGTGATAAAGATACTAAGTTTATTGTGGGCGATAGGGAGATTACCGCAACTACAATTAACTACTCACCACCATCTAATACCACGCTATTCTTTGCACACATGTTTAAACCTAAGGGTACGCTGGAAGATTGGCAGAAAGTCGTTAACTCGTATGGTAGACCCAAGCAAGAAGCTCGTGCGTTTTTATTCTTTGCGGGACTAGGCGCACCGCTACTTAAGTTTACTAATCAAAAGGGCTTAATCTATTCCATTACGGAAAACGAATCAGGTACTGGTAAGACGACTATCCAAAGAATTATCAATAGTGTTTGGGGTAATCCTACGGATATGATGCTGATTGCTAGGGATACATTAAAGTCTCAGTTTCATCAAATGGGTGTGTTTAACAACATCGCTGTCTGTACGGATGAGGTTACCAATATGGATAACGAGCAAGTCAGTAACGTGGCGTATGGTGTATCACAAGGACGGTCTAATAACCGCATGAAGTCCAATACAAACGAGATGCGGATTAACAATACTACATGGTCACTACCAGCTTTCTTTTCAGGTAATGCCAGTATGCACGACAAGATGGCGGCTCTCAAGGCTACCCCCGAGTCTGAGCAGTTACGTATCGTTGAGCTAGAAGTATCTCCCGATAAAGATATGACTAAAGAAGAAAGTGATGCACTCTTTGAGCGTATGTTGCCAGAAAACTATGGGCATGCTGGACCGGTTCTAGCCCAGTATATGGTTGCTAATCTACCTGAAGTTAAAAAGCTATTAGACGAAACACAGAAGAAATTTGACAAAGAAGCCCAGCTACAACAAAAGCAACGGTTCTACTCAGCCGGTGCGGCGACTGCGTTTACTGCGGCTATCCTTGCCAACAAGCTAGGGCTGATTGATATTGATACTAAGGTTGTTTGGGACTGGGCTGTTAAATACTTTAGCGAGTTGCGTGAAAGCGTTAAACCTGCTGAGCGTGATGGCAAAGGCGCAATCGGTGCGTTCCTAAACGAGTTCAATAGAAACTTATTGGTGGTTGATGACGCCAACGATAAACGCACTGGGCTTACCAAAGCGCCTATGGTCATACCATATGGACCACTTATTACTCGTTATGAACCTGATACTAGCTATCTTTGGATTACTGTGGATAAGCTACGAGTATGGTGTACAGAGCGTCAAACTGGATTCAAGGGTGTCATTGACGACCTTAAGAAGTACGACCCTGAATGTTGTGTTAAGAAAAAGGGAATGGCAAAGGGTACTGCACTAAACACTCCAGCTGTTAATGCGCTGCGTATTGACTTACGCAAAGTACCTATTGAAATAGCTATTCCGACACCAGCCGATGATTCTAAATGAGGGAGTCCCAGTTATCGTTGAATGGCACTCAATGGTGCTGGGCGCTTCTTTTTTCATACCGGCTTTAGATACTGAACCGCTTATCGAAGAAATTTTAGTGGAAGCTAAAAAACATCGTATAAGATTAGTATATAAAGAGGTAATTGAAAACGAAAAAATCGGTATAAGGTTCTGGCGTAAGAGCTAGTTCTTGGTGTATATTCGAGGTGACAAATGTTTCCTCATTTGTTTTCTCCTCATAGATGTGTTTATCCCCGGTTAACCCCGGGGATTTTTTTAACCGTAAAGGCGTTGGCGTAGCTTAGTTACGTTCTTAGCCATACGGTCACGCTGGTCGTTAATTTTATCTAGCTCTGCACGCTTTCTATCTTCAGGCATTCTAAAATCTTCACGTACCATTTGCTCACGACGTTTTAAAGTTACGAGCTGGCGTTCCATAGTTTGAACCATACCACGAAGCTGTATTTCGTTTTTATGCTCTTCACGATAGGCTTGCTGTTCTTCTCTTGGAAGATGCTTCATATTCTTTAGCGTATCGTTAGCCTTATTAACATCCCGTGCTGCTTGATAAAAATCCGACAATACCGCAGTATTTTCATCTTTGCTCATAAAGCTACCCATATTAGGTAAGCCAGCAATCATCTCGCCAACGCTTTTAGTTGGGCGTGGAGGTCCACCCCTTACAGAGTTAATTAAATCGTCTGTAGCCAGCGCTGTTAAGGTCATAGCCGTACCAAAGTAGCCACGTAATAAGTGGTCTACAACCAAAGGAGAAGCTCCTGACATAGCACCAATAGCCTTAGCCATTTCAGATGTATTCTTAGTGAACTGCCTATCGGTGTCTAAACGGCGCATAGTTGCGTTAACAATTTCACGGTCTTGGAAGAAATCATGGTTAGTACCTACTTCAAGAATAGGGCGTACGATTTGGGGTATACCCTGAGAAGGAGGCATCATAGAACCTAAAACTGCACGGCTCATAGCGTCTTTCATCATTTTAGGGTCTGTAGTCCCATTGTCCGCCATCATCTGATAAGTGTACTCACCGATAACTTTAGGTAGTGCAAATACGTCAGTACGAATTGGAATACCAAAACCACCACTGCCGGGAATCATAAACATACGGTCACGGCTAACACGGTTCTTGCGTTTGTAATCCTCATCATCACCCATAGCCATAGAGTAGATAGCGCTTAAAGCTACAATCTTAGCGGTAGTAGAAAGCAATACTGCCTGAGCAGCTCTACGTTCTTGAGGCGAAATACCACGCCCAGTAAGGGTTTTAATTGCTACGCTATTAACTTGTAGATACGCATTAAAGAACGGAATAACACGGCTAGCAAACTGCAATCTTGGGTCACCACTAACACGGCGGAAGTTAACGATTTCTGCAGCTTTTTCCATAGCTTCAGTTTTAGATAGCCCTTCTTTGATAGCTTGGTTATATACACCCTGACGAATGACGTTATCCGATGCGGAAGATAGTCGGTCAAGATTACGCATCAACTTCTTCCAACTGCTAGGGTTATCCAAACCTAAACGCTTAGCAACAGCGTCTTCTTCACTCATGGCAGTATAGTCGTGGGTTTCCAAAATACCTGCTTTTATTAACATCTTACGAGTATCGCTAGTTCCCTGTGCAGTCCTAGATACTTCCTTAGCAATCTCTTTTAGTACGCCAAAAGGACTCTTTAATCCTGAGGTATACATGGCAGTATAAGAATCACTAAACAGCTGGACTGCTGAGAACAATGGGAAACGAGTAACGATATGGCGCAGTGCGTTGGTTACTTTAACTGCTGCACCAATACCGGGGAATATGATTGGCTCTAAACCAATAAATGCTTGCGCAATCGCAGGGTCTGCAACGTTAAACTTACGCTGGATACCATCGTAGTAAACAGTAAACGTGTTGCCATGACCGCCTTCACCCTCACGTACTTCTTCAGGTAAATGCTCTTTATAGTTTTCAAGCATAACTTGTAATTGCTTATTACTAATAGCACGGGCAAGCGACCACTGCATCCACTGATACATATTCTCAATCGGGTCTTGCACCTCACGCATGCTACCCTTCATGGTACGGTCAACCATAGACTCACGTAAACCACGAGCCATTACCTGTGGACCAGATGCCTTTTGGTCTTCCATATCACGGAAGAACGGCACATATGTAGAATCATCAAGCCACTTCTCAGCTTGGTCTTTAGTCTTTACGCCAGCCTCAACAAGTGCGTTAACTACGGTATCACGCATCTTATTCCAAACTTTAGTACCTTCAGCGATTTCCGGATAGGCTCTATACAGCTCCATACCAGCGGCTACTTGTTCTTTAGTTTTATGGCGAACTTTACCGCTTAAATCTTCTTGGGCTTCTCTTAGCTTATCAAGAAGAGCTTGTTTAGTATCAATTTCTTTTTTCTGTGCAGGGGTACGCTTCTTATTTGCACGCAAAACTATCATCTCTTTTTCTAAACGTGCAATATCTTGCTCAGTTTTGTCCAAAGATTTGTACATGCTATCTAAACGATTAGCTTCATATGCGGCGCCCATGATTTGACGAGCACGGCTTGGCTCTACGCCTAGTTTAGTAGCAAGACCTTTAATTAGCCCTTCAAACTTGCTCATGTTTACGCCATCTTTAGCATCAACGGCTTCCCAACGATTGGTTACAGGGTCGTAGCTATAGGCACCACGTTCAATAATTTGATTAGCAAGGTTGCCACGGTGTAAAGCTTGAGAGGTACTGATACGGAGTAATGCTTTCTTAGCATCATCCATAACCATGTTACCTTTTTTAGCTTCACCCATTAAATGGTTGTACATGCGGTTGTTAAAAGCTTGGTCAAATGAAGCAATGTTTTGACCTTTACCAAATGTAGCGGCTACCCAATCGTGATTACGCTCATAGGCTTCCGTCCAACTATCTTTAGCTTTATTAAAGTCAGCTACTTTGCTTTCAATATAGTTCTTCTGACCTTCAGCGGGTTTACCACCAAATGCAGACATCAAAGTTTCAGCGGTCGTACCTTGAGCAGTTCTTTCTAGTTTAGCTATATCAGTAGTATTTGGGTCATATGTACCTTGGTTACCGATAGCGGATTTAATTTGGTTTGGTTCAAAAGCTACCCAATGACGCCCATCTTGAAACCCATCATACCCACCAGCTTTTAAAACACGTTGTTTAGCTTCATCTGAAAAACTTGTATTAGCAAATATTCCCGATGCGGCACTTCTTCCTTCAGCCCCACGCTCACGCATAACGTCAACTTTTGATTTAACCCATGATTCATTAAGGTTAGGATTTTCTTTTTCAAGTTCTTCCTTGTAAGTTTGAATCATTTTTGGCGTTACTTTGCTTCCAACAACAAATGGATTTTTAATACTTAAATATACTGGGATGATTTGGGCGCCTTCCCCAAAATTCATCATTCGTGTTGCATATTCTTTTGAAGGTATATACCCCTCTGCCTGCCCAATTGCTTTTTCTTTTTTAGACTCAGCAAATCCCTCTGCTTCTCCTATATAAGAAGTGAAATAATATCCAGCAACATTCCCACTTCTATTTTTAGGTTTTGTTGGCTTAAATGATTCACCTTCAAAGCTTTCAGGTGTACCATGGTACACAACCATAGGGCTACCATCTTCATTAACAACTTTAGAATCACCAAACCATTTTTGGAAAGCGTTACTACCTACCTGTGTTGGAGCAATACCAACATTACTTCTAGCGCCCACAGCGGTTTGCACATTGCGACCATGGGTCATAATATGTTCTGCGGCAATCAGGGTAGCAGTCAAAGCATCAGTCTGAGCTACGTTACCTTCTACTTTAATACCCAAAGCTTTTAATACTGCACGGCCAAATGCGCTAAACACATTCATGCGTTTGTAAGGAATCTTAGCTAGGGCAACTTGAAACTTAGGATTAGAAAAAGCCTCTGAAACAAACTCAGATAAGTCTTTCAAGCCGTATTGATTTAGCAGTGCTGGGTTATCTTTTACGGTATTGTAAATATCCTGAAGGTTTTTAAGCATCGGATTAGGCTGGAACCCTTTAGCTACTCGTGCTTCAGAATCTTTAATCAATACGTGCAAGAACCCATGAAGCGTTTCATGAAGTACTGTATGGGAATCTACTTGACCTTTAACAATCTGTACTGTATCGGTGTTAGGGTTGTACTGTGCTGGCGACCCATCAGAAATAACGCTTTGGTCAACAACTTCAACTTTAGGTAAGCTCTTAGATTGCAGTAAACGGCTAGCAACTTCTTTATCTAGCGGAGTAAACTGCCCAGTCTTATCGTTAACAATCTCTTGTAATGCGCCTTTTAAATCGCCTTGGGTTACTCGGTCTACTAAGTTTATAGTAGAACCACCTTCAAGATTTGGTCGTTGTGCTTTAGCAATACCAAGCTGGCGTAATAGTTCTTCAGTATCTGCGCTAACTGGCTCTTGGGCTAAAACATCTTCTAGCGCTGGCTGCGTATTGACTCGTGGTACTGTTTCTTGCGGAATAGCTTCTTTTGTAGCGGGCGCAACTTGCTGCGCCATCTGTGCTAATGGAGCATTCCCAGCTTCTCCACTAGGTGCCGTTCTTCCATCAGGTTGTTCAGTAACTCCGACAGCACTTCCCACTCCTCCAGATTCAGGTGCTGCAACTCCTCCGGGGGTCTGTACCCCAGCGCTAGGCACCGGAACGCCTCGTTCATCAACTCGATTGACAGGTCCAACTCCAGTACGTGCTTCATTTTGTGCCTCCGCTTGCGCTCTAACATCTCGTGGGGATAACGGTGCTGCAACTTGTCCAAATGCAAACTGGGCTTCTCTTGCTTGCTGAAAGGCTTTTCTTGCATCGTACGGTCTTGCTGGCAGCCCTTCTTTTTCAGGTACTTCTCTAGCTTCAACAGGTTCAGGCTTTTCCGCTTTAAATGCTTCAACAGCATTCATATCAATTTTAGCGTTTTTGCGCTCATGTTGTTCTACTAGCTTATCAAATTTCTCAGCGTCTTCAGGTTTCATTAAGTCTAAACCACGGAGCTTTTCTTTAATCTTTGTAGCTGCTTTAGTTAAACCAAAAGTATCAAGTACTTTATCATCTACTATATGCGTTGTAGGCCGGGCACCCGCACCAACTACGTTAGGAATTTCTAACTGAGGAGTAGGGGCAGCTTGCAACGCAGTTTGTTGTTTAGCTCTATCTTCTTGCAATAGTAATTGCTGAGTAGGTGTTAAAGGCGCACCAGCTTCTAAACGCATCTTAGCTAAATCTAGTTCGCTAACTTGTGGCGCTTTAGCTTCTTCTTGTCCAATAATAGGTGGCTCTGCTTGCAAACGAGACTTTGGATAAGGCTGATTAAAATCTAGTTCAGCTTGTGGTGATGCTTGTTCAGGACCTACAAGCGGTTGTTCTTGCTCTACTGGTACTTGCTGTCTTGGACCAACGGCTTCTTGAGCGCCAACTAAATTTAAACCCATCTGTCCAGTTTCGTCTGGAGGTAGTGGAGCCGCTGCTTTAGCTTGTTCTGCTTCTATGGCTTGTTGAGCCGCAATATCACCCGCACGCTTGCTTGCTTCAATACGAGCTTGCCCACGCTCACCAGCACGACCGACAGCACCGAGAGGTCCTAATAAGCTAACTTGATAGGCAGTAGCGCCATATTCAGCAATAGCATCAGGAGAAGTTAAAGATAGACCAGCTTGGGCACGCTCTAAAACTTGCTGTGCAATTTCACTAGGGATTTCTGTAGCAGCCCCTTTAACTGTACCTTTAAGGACTAACGGCAATAGTTTTTCTTTAGCCTGTTTTTCAACAGCTTCGGTACTCATTTTACTTAAAGCTTTTTCAGAAATGCCTAGTGTGTTACTAAGGAATTTACTACCAAACAATAAACGAGTTTCTACTAAGTCAACAGCAGTTTGTGGAACAGCCGCCAACATGGCTTTGCCTTTATCAACCGCTACTGGCTGACCTGATTTAATTTGTTCTTGAGCTTGGCGTTCTAAGTTTGTACCTACAAACTGAATTAGATTTGGGATAGCTGCGCCAAGTACTGCACCAAACGCTGTACCTACTGGGCCGGCAACGCTACCAGCCATAGCACCAAGACGTGCGCCAGCAAATGTTTCACCTAACTGTGGAAGTTGTTGTGCAATAGCTTTAGGTATTTGGCTAATAGCCTCACCTGCTGCGGGCAATAAACCTTTTTCTGCATATACTTTTTTAAGAGCTTCTAGACTAGCTGGAGCAGCATATTGTTGCTCTAAAGCTTCTTGGCGACCAGTACCCGCTTTAGCGGCTTCATTAGCATCGCCAAACAATCCAGTAATACCCGTGAGTTGTGAACCTAAAAGACTTTTAGTACCTAGTTTAAGGGCGCCCATAATCCCACCTTCGGGTTTGGGCGTATTTCTAATCTGCCCCATAACAGCTTGATATGCTTGGGCATCAGTTAAATCTGTAGGCGACTCTACTTCAAACGTACCACTGCCCGGCACATCAATTTGGTACTTAGGCATATTAAATTACCCTTTAACTTTTGTAACTTTTACACCTTCTGGAACCGCTTCAATTTTACCGCTATACAGCCGGTTAGCTAAATCTGTAGCAGTTTGCTCATCCATACCTTGTGCCATTAATTTTACAACAGTATCACCATGGGCTTTAAGTTTTGCTGCATCAAGAGAAGCAGCTTTAGTAGCCCCAATACTTGCATACTGAACAGCGATAGCATCACGATGTTGTTTAATAGCGTCTAAGCGAGTTTGCGCTGCAATAAGAGCATTTAAATTACCAGTCTTGCGGGCATACTCGGCTTGGTCCATAGCAGATTGTTGCGCAATAAGAAGCTTCTTATCAGCAAGTTCATCTTTCTTAGCTTGTTCATATGATTGAGCACCGGCACCAATACCTTGACCAATACCTACGCTTGCAAATGGAGAAGTACTTGCCATAGCTTTAGCACCGCCAGCTATTAGCGACATCCATAGTTTATCTGCTTTGCTTTCGCCAATTTCTTTACGAAGAGCATCAAGGTCAGCTTGCGCTTTAGAACCGCCTAAACCTTCATCCATCATAGCTAAACGCTTTTTAATCTCGGCATCATAACTACCCGGTACATCGGCTTGTGTAGGAACACTAGCTTGAGGGGTTGAACCTAAACCAGATTTTGCTACAGGGGTAGTACCTGTATTAGCTTGCGTTGAAGTTGCTTGAACTGGCGCAGCTGCTTTTGTTGAGGTAGTTGTTTGTGTTGGTAAAGGTGGTAGCCCTAAATTTTCTCTAGTGCCAAGCGTATGTTCTCTCCACCATTTACCAAATGAACCTTCACTAGCATTGGCAGGGGTTGCTTCGCCCATCGCATTAGAAGCGTCTTCATAGTTACCTAAATCTGTAGTAGGAGCTTGTAGCCTTTTAGTACTACCTGCTGGTAATCTACCATTTAACATTGCTTGTGCTTCTTCTTCAGTTAACTTAGGACCTTTAACATCTCCGCCATCATCAAATGCAACAATGCCACCACCAGCAGCGGTAAACATCTGATTAGATGCAGGAGCAGCAGCTACACCCTGCTGTCGTTGTGCTTGCTGAGCCATTTGAGCTTGCGCAAGAATCATAGCCGCTTCTTTGCGAATTTCAGCGCTTGGGCTAGTCTTAGCTTCTTGTTCTAGTTGGATTAAGCCTTCAGGAGTTTTAGCTAATTCATATAGCTGGGACTCAATAGCACCACCCACATCAAACTTTTTAACTTTTTCAAAGTCTTTTGGTAAGCCACCTTTAGCACCTTTAAATCCACCAGCAGCACCATAGGCACCAAGAGCTGTAGCACCAAGACCGCCTAATGTAGCAACAGAACTAGGAGCAGCTTGATATGATTGGGTTGTAGTAGATTGTAATGGCAGACCATGTAACAAAGCGCTCATATTAGCCAACTGCATCATTGGATATTGCTGTGCAGTAGCATAGTTTTGTACTTGCTGATTAATAATATTTTGTTGCTGAGCTTGCTGTGCAGCACCCGCAGCCTCTTGCGCTTGATTAATATTAAGACCAGCTTGTGTTTGTTGACCTGCAATAGTAGCGTTTTGACCGGCTCCAGTAATACCTGTGCCTAATGCAGCATTTGCAGCTTGTTGACCTTGTAATCCTAAACCAGCACCGTACTGCATAGCTTGTTGTGCTTGTTGGTACGCTTGGTTATATCCTTGACCAATAGCTTGTTGCGCAGCTAAGTTGCCAGATTGTTGGTTTAAGCTATTCATCAACGCTTCACGAGAGCCACCAAAAGCACCAGCAGATGTAGCAGCGCCTTGTTCAGCAGCGCCTCTTATACCAGTTTGTTGGTTTAATAATTGAAGTTGTGGAGCAAGGGAGTTAGCAACGTATGGGTTCATATATGCTTGCATAGCATATGGGTTTGTAGCTTGCTGTGCGTATTGATTACCGGCTTGCGCTTCTTGTCCAGCTAAACCATATGCTCCCATAGTACCTAAATTAGTTAACCCAGTAGATACACCATACTGTCCGGGAGTTTGCATATTAGCCACATTCGATTGGGCCTGTTGCTGTAATGGACTAAACCCAGCTACGTACGCATTTGGGTCATTACTGTATGGCTGATAAGGCTTCATGCTAGTAACATTGCCTTGGTCATCATAGTTATAGATTTGCTGCTGAGCAGTACCCAACATAGTTTCTACATATGGTTGAGCATAGGTAGGTAAATTAGTATTTTGAACAGTAGTTTGAGTAGGCTGAGCTGGAGGAGGGGGAGGAGAACCGCCGCCACTATCAAATGGAGTGCGTTTTAAATCCCATGTCCAACCAGAATGTTTACTTTTTAAGAAGCTCATATATTTGTCTCTACTATTTTATAACGACTATAAAAACCCGTGCGACTAAGCAGCCTTTCCATTGATGGTCTAACCGCTGCTTGTAACTTTGTCGCTCCCATTTGTTTCGCAATAGCCTTTAACTGTACAAGACTATCTCCATTAATAATTAACTTACCGCCAGTTGATGTAACAAAAGCAACTCTATCATTTGGATAATTTATAAACGTTAAAGTCATCGCTCCGTGTATTACACCTTGCTCATCTACTGCTACTACTAAAATCCACATACCGCTAGAAAGATATACTTTTACATTGTCTAAAGTATAGTCTCCACCTCCACCATGTTCTTGTGATTCAGCAATATATTTTTCAACTAAAGGCCAAGTTTGATTTACATATTGGACTGATACTGGACGAATAACTAAGTTCATGCTGGTAGATATTTGTCTGCTTTAATTTCTTTTCCTTGCTTTTTAGAGCCAGTACGAGCTTTACGTACCTTATCCATCATGCTATATAAACGCTTAGCACCGGCATCAGTAGACCCATTACCAAGATGAGAAACAACATCAGCAGGTACAACAAACTCGCCATCAGCCAAGCGGGCAGGTTGCTTAGCCCCAATCGTAGCTGGGATATTATCGGACATTCCATCGCCGGGACCTTTTAATAAACGTGGGTTTCCACCAGCTGCATAGCTACCTAAACTTGGTGTGCCAGCAATACCACCAGCAGCCATATTAGCCATCATTTCGCCCGTTAATGGGTTTGTTTTTGGCTCATAAGATGCCGCAGATTGTTGGGCACTAGTTGGCATTTGTGAAGGTGTAGCATATGCTGAAGTATGTTGCTGACTTTGTGGGTACATATCACCACCCATAAAATCTACTGGCTCAGAATTTGGGTCCATTAAACCGCCATCTGCATAGCCAGGAACTATGCCGCCTTCAGCTGCTGTATATGGCATAGCTACGTAATTAGGGTACACAGGTGTATATGGTGGTGTTGGCTGAGCAGTTGTTACTGGAGTGTATTTGCTTGGGTCGTAATGTAATTTAGTTAATGGACCACTATATTGTTGGCTAGCCGCGCTAGGAGTACCGTATTTTTTATTATCGTTTTGGATTAAAGAACCTAAAGCTGTAGCACCCAACGCATAAGGAGCAACTTTTCCGAGAGTAGCACCAAGACCTGTAGTACTAGCTTGAGCAGCGGCGGCATTGGCAGCGGCGGCATTGGCAGCTTGGGTAGCAGTTACAGTACCACCGGGCAAAGTAGATAAGTACGGAGTTGTACCTTGAATGCCTTCACCCGCAGTAATTTCTGCAGGGCTAAAAGCACTAGTTCCCGTTACTATACTTGAATTAGCCCCTGGAAGTACCACATCACCCCCTGCTACAGAACCCCCAAGAGAAGGGGCAACAGCTTGTGTGCCAGCCACAGTAGGACCAGCAGCAGCTGGTGCAGCAGCCGTGGCAGCATCGCCTGCGCCTGAATAAAGACCGCCATATCCCGCAGCGCCGCCAGCAATACCACCCATAAGAGCACTTCTACCTACATTTTGACCAGTTAATGCGGCTGTAGCACCACCTGCTAGAGCGCCAATCCCTCCACCAGCAATAGTAGCACCGGCACCTTCAAGGGCAGTACCTGCAAGGGATTCTTCAAGCCAAGGCGCAGCCGCGCCATCGGTCATAACCGTAGCTGCTAAAGCTGCTGCCATAGGTAAAAAACTTGTTACTCCGCCACCACCGCCACCTGACATAGTCTATCCTTTACTTTTTGCTAATTTTAGCATTTAAACCGCCGTTCCACTAGCGTTTATCCATTTAGTACCGGTCCACCAAATAGGCAAACCAGACCCCGAATTTAAACTTGTATCAAAAAATTGTTGCCCAACTTGTAACTTTGCCGTAGGTCTTTGATTTGTAGCTCCTGATGCAGGTATTACAGAACCTTGGGTAAAGTTATCTAATTGAGCAAAATACAATCGTAATGCGTTATTAATTTGGTCTTGATACCCTTGTTGATAATCCGTAGGCGCAATAGGTAAGTTAGGTGATGTTGTCGGCCTAAGCTGCCCATTATAGTTATTTTTATTTGCTATTGCCATTATCTACGTCCGTCAGGTCTAATATCAATACGTGGGCTACCTAGCTGCCAAGCCACACCTACACCAGTAGATTCAATTCTAAACGCCATTTGGCGCCCTCTTAGGCGGGTATAAACCTGCCCAGTAAATTGCTGAATTGTATATTGCGGTGCAACAGTATAGTTTTGTGCGCTTTGTACTTGTGGGCTATCTGCTTGCCCGTATGCCGTACCGGAGTTTTCCCGTGGTTTTACGGTCATCGTTACAGATGGCTGGTTAGTAGTAGAACCATTAAAATTAACGTCAGGCAGTATTCTCCAAACAAAGCCGAAGTTGTGGCCATCACCAATATCAAAGTCTGAGGATTGTACATAAGAGTCTATAGGTAAAGTTGCGGCGGTTGATTGGTCATCGTTTCCGTTTTCTTGATATAAAAGAACGCCAGTACCGTTTGTAGAAGTCATAGTAGTTGATGCAACTGTTTGTGGTGTATTTATTGTGTAAGTCCCTACCCCACCTGTACCGGTGCCCAAAGCCGTAATAGTTGTGCTAGATAGAATACCCGGCGCAATAATAGTTTGCCCGACAGCCAAAGAACCTACAGTTATAGCCGTTACTGTTAGTGTACTGCCAGAGACAGAACCTTTAAATATAGCATTTGTGGAATACGCTGCCGATACTGGATATGGTTGTGTACCGGTTTGTAACCAAGCAGTACGTGGCATAGTTCCGTAATACCAAACACGGTCTAAATAGTTGTAAATAATGTATTTATCTACAGTTGTACCTAAACTAGAGTTGCTTACATAAAACCACCAGACTTCATTGAACGCCTCATTAGCGCCAGCAAAAACCTGATAAGACTGGTTCTCATTAATATCATCAAAAATATACTGGCGCAATGCGCAAGGTAGCACTTCAACACGGCCAGAGTACATATAGAATCGGTCACGCCCCATCCAGTAAGTTACGTTGTTAATTGTAATCATAGAGTTAGGCGACATAATGGATATGTTATCCATCAAAATCTGAAAGCCCCACACGTAAGGAGCGCCGATATACTGCATAGAATAAATGGCTGAATCAGTCCATACTAAAATCTCTTGACGTGTTGCACGGGCGCCCATAATGTAAGAGCCGTTAGTTAACGTAAATTCGCCGGATTGATTAGTTACTTCTGGTACCCACTGATAGGCATTGGCTTGGTCTGACCAACGAACCAACATAGGATTAAATGTAGAGTTTGGTGTTCCGGGTATATATGGGTTAGCACCAAATGCAATAACAAACTCTTGAATAGCCGATGTAATAACCTGATAAGTTTGTTGCGGTACAAATGCACCAGAATAAGAATATGTGTAGTTTCCTGAACTTGCGCCTGTTGTTGGGCTACTAATTGTTGCTGTGCCTGTTACGTTGTTTACTGCGGTTACATAAGTTCCAGCAGTTATACCCGTGCCTGTAATGTAAGAGTATGGGTAAACATAGGGGGCATTAGCAGATGTGATGTTGATTGTTGAAGAACCTGAACTAAAAGTAGTTGCATCTATAAGAAGCGTTGTATTGTTGGCTAAGGTTTTTAAATACTGGGCACGTGTACTAGCGCCACCAGAATCTTGCCAATAAAAAATGCTGCCGCCACGAGGAGCAATAACAAGGTCCGCGCCAAAGTTATCATTAGACCAAAGACGAAGCTGTTGCCCAATACCGGAAGAATATCCCGAACCCCAACCACCGCGACTCCAAGGACCTGCGCCCCAACCTGTACCAATAGAATAAACATTAAGACCGCTTGGATATTCGTATTGAGCGGTTACAGTACCGCCGCCCGTAGCTGTTGAAGTGGCATTAGTAGAAGCAGCAATAGTGTAAGTAGTTGAAGACAATACTGATAAAACTTGATATTCGCCGTTTAACGTTAAACCGCCTACAGCAGTAGCTCCAGAAAAAACTACAAAATCGCTAGTTCCCGGGTTATATGTTGCATCGGTTACAGTAACAATAGCTGAACCAGATGTTGTACTAAACGGGTTTGTCAGCGTATCAGTTTGAATAATTGGTGTAATATCGTTGTAGACACCACCAGAATAAATATAGTACTTAGTGTTTGTGCCCAAACCAATATACGTATTACCTACACCGGCATCGCCATCTAACCAAATCCACAGTGAACGACATATGCCGTTAAACGTATTAAATGCGGAAGATACTTGAGTCCAACCGCCAATTTTTTCTGGAAAGCCAGAACGAAAACGTACTTTTTCGCAATCAAACCAGCCGCCTTCGTTACTGTAATCAGTACCTTCTCTATTAACTCCCGGACGAAATTGTAGTTTTTGTAATGGCATTAGTAAGTATCCAGTATCTCTTTGGCTGCATCAATTTTAGCAATTCTATCGGCTAAACCCAATAGGCCGCCGTTAATTCTTTTGGTCATCTCCGGATAATCCCGCTTATCCGCTAAGTCATTTAGCCCTTTTTTGTTCCAAAACCATCCTGCTGCTAATGCTGCATACTTAGGTATTATTAAGTTATCAGGAAAGTCTATTAAGTTAAGTTTTAGAGCATCCCCACAATTTTTATACTCGTCACGCCCAGTTAGCTGTATAACTCCTCTGCCACGGAACGCAAACCCATCACCTTCTTCTGTATTTCCCATGCGTCCTGCATATACTTTGTTTGCAATTTTTTCTGGATTTTCTGCATATTGTTCAGCCACATCTGCACTAGGAAATCTTGAGGGCCATGTACGCATAAGTCCAGCGGCAGAGTAATGAAGGTTCTCTTCCAAAGTTCTGAAATTGTTTGACTCATGTTGGCACTGTCCTATAAAAGCTGCTTGTCTTTGTGTTGTCGATATGTTGTACTTAATAAATGTGTCTGTTAAGGGTTTAAACCATTCTTCAGATATACCTAGTTTTTGTAGTTGCTCCGGACTCATTCTTCACTAGCTTTCTTTACTTCTTCATACCACTTCTGCCACTCAGTTACCATCAAGGTTGTTTGAGCGCACTGTCCAGCAAGTTGGTTGTAGGCGGCGATTGCATCAGAAAGCTTGGAGGTTGCGGATATACCGGGCACTGAACTGGTACCTGATTGGCGCACCCCGTTAGCATAATACTGCCTAATAAGAGCAAGCTTCGCATCATATTCATCTTGAATCCCTTTAGTAACTAATGCTTGTTGTTTTTTAATTGACTCGTTTTCCGCTTGTTGTTTTTCAACGATAGCCTGTTGCTCAAGTTTGTATACAGTAAAATCCCTATCGCGAGTATGCCAGCCAGCGAAAAACACGCCGCATACAAAAGCAACAAGTAGTGCAATTTTGATTGCAGTTCCATAACTAGAAAATACTCCCGTAATTAAAGACCACATTATTGCTCCTCTGGCTCAGTGCCTTTTTTCATCATCAGCCCAAAACCATGAGCGCCGACAATAGCTGCTGAACCCATATAAAACTTTTCAATATCAAATAATCCAGTATGCACGGCATTAAAGATTAAGCCGGCAGTAAGAACTAAACTAGAATACAACAACGACCAACGCACAATATCGTGCGTTTGATTATCTTTACCAGTAAGAAGGTCGTTAAGTATTTTATTCATTTTTAAATTGGGGCTAATGTTCCGCTGCTAGTAAAAGTGTGGTTATATACGGTGCCGTAAATTGAACCCGAAGTTGTTACGGTTCCGCCAGTAAATGCTTGGGTTGGATTTATGTAGCTAATAATAACTACGCCACCAGCGCCTGCACCTCCACCCCCACCATTATTGCTACCTCCGGCACCACCGCCACCGTAGTTTGCACCCGGTGCGCCTCTTGCATTACCTCCGCCAGCTCCAGCTGGAAAGCCACCAGCAGCTCCGCCGGGACCAACATTATTTAAACCATCATCAAAACCACCACCGCCTCCAGCAGATGCAGCTGAACCAGATAAAGTACCATCCCCACCAGTAGAGCTACCGCCCCCTCTAGCACCAGAACTGCCGGAGCCACCAACTGCGTTATTAGTACCACCCGAAGCGCTGCCGCCTGATGCCCCGCCCCCAAACACGTTAGGACCTTTTTGACCGCCGCCGCCGTAAATAGGGAACCCATTTACATAGCTTGCTCCGCCATCAGTACCTTGTGTACCTTGAGAGGGGGGGCCACCTTGACCGCCAGCACCTACAATAACTGAGTAACTTACGTTTCTAGAAAGAGATACGGGTCCATAAGAACCGCCGCCACCGCCACCACCACCTCCAGCATCGCTACCACCGCCACCACCACCGCCGACAAGTAAAATGCTACTAGTTAAATTCCAAGACTTTCCGTATAGATTAGCCATTGTAATAGTGCCAGTAGGTACATTGGCTAGCTGCCTTACTTTTTTATCGTTTAGCGTTATTACTTGTGTGGGTGAATTACCAAGCTCAACATTAACTTGAGCCATAGTTATAGGGCCTGATGCTGGAAGCGTCATTATGGGGTTCCGTATGCTGTTACGTTAGCAAGAGCAATAAAGTTGCCAGACGAATCTAAACTTCCTACGTTAGTACCGTTGTAATTAAAATATAATTTTGTCCCGCTAGGAGTTACGCTCCAACCGCCGGAGTTTGCAATTTGTGTGGCGCTAGTGGCCGTAGTAGCTGTAGTAGCATTGGTAGCCGTAGCTGCTGTGGTAGCAGTTGCCGCATTTCCGCCAATGTTTAAGCTCGCAGCTGTACCAGTAAGCCCTGTTGCAGGGCCATTAAATTGGGTAGAAGCCGTAATAGTAGTCGCGCTTAATGTACCTAAGTCTGATATACCAGATGCCGTTAATGTGCCGTTAACTGTAAAATTGCCTGCAGAACCCGTTTGAGCAGAATAAAAGTTTGTACCGTCTGTGTAGACTTGTGCTGTAACCCCGTTAGGAATAGTAACAACTGCTCCAGTTGAGGCACCAATAGTAATAGCGTAGCCGCCAGAAGTGTTGTTATAAACCACGTACATTTTAGGTTGATTTATGGGGGCAATAACTTGATAGACTGAAGAGTTTGTGCCTTGAACTATGAGCACCATATTACGAGCTTCATCTAAAACGCCGTTAAGGTTTGTCAGCGTATAGTTAGTGTTACTCATTGTAATAGTTTGAACACCAGCTACAGCCTGCTCAATAAGGGTCCAGTTAGTGTTGGTAGATGTGCCCCAAGAACCCGACTGGTCTCCGTTACCAATTTCTTGGATTTTTAAACTAGTTGTATACGATGATGCCATAATCTATCCTTAACATTTTTGGGTATTATCTACCGGTGCCCAATTAGGGGTTTCGTTTGTATCTATAGGGTTCCAAACAACAGTAGGCGCCACTCCTATTGGGAAATTGGAGAGTCTTTGAGTTTTTATGATACCAGAAAATGGTATTCCGCCAAAGCTAAATCCACCAAAATCGCCCATTTCTTGAACAGTAATAAGGACTTGGCCCCAGTTAGCCGCTTGGCTGTCATTAACCTTAACCCAACCAAATACGCACTGATTGTCGGCTAGGTTAATGTTCTCGGTTATAGCCTCTAAATAATGGAAAGCTGCTGCGTTTGAATCTAAAACTTGTATGCCTTCAGAAATACCTTCGCGGAAATTGGCAATAGCAACGGGTGTATCCGCAAACTTAGCGTTTTCAGTAATTGTAAAGAAGTAGATAGAGTTAATTGTTGAGGCGTCAGCAGATGTTAAGCTTTCTGTAATACTGCTAGCAAAAGTTGCAGATGTTGCTTCTATATCAGCTAGACCAAGTCCTTCCACAATACCTTCAAAGAACGCATCTTGTTCTGTATCAAAGTTTGCCGCTACTAGGGTTTCTACTATGTTTTCTAGGTAGGCTGAAATCTGCGTGCTTAAATCGCCAACACTAATAGCCTCAGTAATACTTTGATTAAATATGTTTTGTGCTGTAATAACATCTGCCACATTATTGTTTTCTGTACGTGCTGTGGCGTACTGCGCTGTTATATTTTCGGTTTCAGCAGCGTTTAAATTTTCAGTCTGACTTTGTGCAAACCGAGCTGTTATAGCTTCGGTCTCAGCAGCATTTAGGTTTTCGGTTTGGCTCTCTGCAAACTGTGCCGTTATAGCTTCTGTTTCAGCAGCATTTAGGTTTTCGGTTTGGCTTTCTAAATAAGCGCTTTGCTGGGTTGAGCTATCGCCCTCTGTTGTGTTTTCGGTTTGCGCTGTAACAAACTGAGCAGTTATTACGTCGGTTTCGGCAGCGCCAAAGTTTTCAGTTTGAGTGTTGTTAAATGTTGAAGTTTCTGTATTTGTATCAGCCTGAGTTACGGCTTCAACAATACCCTCAAAGAAGTTATCTTGCTCACTTTGAATATCATTTAGGTTGACTGTAACTTCGGTAATTGTTACTGCAAACTGCGCTGTTATCAGCGGTGTATCTTGTAGGGCGGAGTTTTCTGTAATTGTAAGTGCGTAAGAGTTCCCTGCTAGTGCAGCAAATGGAGACCGGGCAAAAGCAGATATCCCAAACACACTTACTTACCTTATTGAACGGTTGGTTCTACGGTTTTTACAGTTTCTACGGATGGCGTTGTTTCCAAAGATTTTTTAAGCATGTCCATAAATGCCTGCTTGCCAACTGACAACTGGTCTAAATTAAACCGTGCTGAATCCATTTTGCGGTCTAAATCCATGCAGTGGTTGCATAACATCTGTTGCTCTTGACTTAAATCTTCATACACATACTCAATACCGTCGATAGTAATGGGGGTCTTTTTGTCTTGTCCCATGACATTCTCCTATAAAATTGCCGTCAAAAAGGGCTGACGGCTTGCCCTAAACTTTAAGCCTTGGTTGTTGCTGGCGCTGCTGTTGTTGCCCAAGGAAGTGGTGTATTTTGTGGGCTAACTGGTGGGTTTATGATTGATGCAATTTGACCGTCAATGTTGGCGTAATAGTTAGCTTGATTGTCAGTAGCTTCGTTAATCCAGCCCAATACGATTTGCTCGGTGAGGTTAGCGTAAGGAATAAACCCTGACTCTTTAGCTTCTTGGGCAAACTGAATGTTGCCGTCAATAGAGGCAGTGTGAGTGCCGTCTGTGCCAGATACAGTAAAGAGCACATTAACCACATAATCAGGGTCGGGTGTGTTTACTGTGTACATCGAGTTAATTGTGGTTGTGTATGTTGTTGCCATTTTTATGCTCCTAGTTTAGCTTTGAGTGCGGTTATTTCTGCGGATAGTTCTTTTACAGCGTTGATTAAATGCCATGTAATATTAGATGTATCTACAGACATTACACCAGTAGATTCAGTTTTTACACAGTCTGGCAATACTAAAGCAAGCTCTTGGGCGATTGCACCAAGTTGAACACCCTTGATATCAACAGCATTTTCTTTAGGCAAATCAGTTATTTCGTCTGCGGTGCGATATTCAAAGTTACGCACTTGAATTGCATTGATTGCAGAAAGACCAACTGTGTTATCTACAATGTTCTTTTTAAGTCTTTGGTCAGAAGTAGTAGACCAAGTAGACGAGTTGTTTCCTTGATATACGCCACCACCATTAGGACTAATAAATCCAGTATTAGACCCTTTGCCAGCAACACCTGAGGTATTTCCACTTGAACCAATTACAATTGAATTATTATCAGTTGAACTTGAGGTTGATGCTGAAGTTCCAAGCAATACATTATATGTACCGCTTGTTAAAGTAGATGCTGCTCCATATCCAGCAGAATACCCAAATAATACATTACCACCACCAGTTACACCATATCCTGCATTTTGTCCTATCGCTGTATTTATAGTGCCAGTAGAATTTGAATAAAGTGATTGATAACCTACTGCTGTATTCCCAGATGCGGTGGTGTTGGAGAATAATGCTTCACGACCTAGTGCAGTATTTTGACTGCCTGTTGTGTTGGTGTATAAAGAATTAACAGCCATAGCTGTGTTGTTAGTACCTGAAGTATTACCTTTACCTGTTTGATACCCAACAAAAGTATTAGCATCACCTGTATTTGCTACACCAGCAGTATGACCAATAAATGTCCCTGCTACGCCAGTTGTATTTCCATAACCAGCTTGAAAGCCTAAGAAAGTGTTAGGTGTTCCTGTAGTATTACTATATCCAGCCTGGTAACCTACTGCTGTGTTATTAGATGCGGTGGTGTTGTTGATTAAAGCGTTATAACCAAGTGCTGTGTTATTTGCACCTGTAGTGTTTGAAAACATAGTTTGATAGCCCATTGCCACCAAGCCTGTTCCTGTTGTATTTTGGCGTGATGCTTGATAACCAAAAGCAGAGTTTCCTGTAGCTGTATTGGAATATAAAGTTTCACGACCAAATGCAGCTAAACCAGCGCCTGTTTGATTACTATAAGCAGCTTGATAGCCTACTGCGGTATTGTCAGATGCGGTGGTGTTTGAATAAAGAGCAAGACCGCCAAAAGCAGTATTATAGTTACCGCTAGTATTGTTACCTAAAGTATAAGTAGCGCCAAAAGCAGAATTTGAACTGCCTGTTGTATTAAAATACATTGCTCCAGTACCAAAAGCACTGTTGTTGCTGCCTGTTGTATTAGCCCCCAATGCTCCATTTCCAACTGCGGAATTGCTAGAACCAGAGGTGTTTCCATTTAGCGCAGACTGACCTATTGCTGTATTTTGCGTTCCAGTTGTATTTGCGGTAAAAGCATATGTACCAAAAACAGCATTTGTAGATGAAGCTCCTGCACCCAAACCAACAGTAAGCCCATGGACGGTATTGTCTGCGGAGGATGAGTCGCCGCCGGGGGAGGTTATCCCTGTTGTGCCGTTAAGAACGATTGTCATATAATTAGGCTCCTACTTTTGCTTGAAGGGCAGCTACTTGAGTCTGCAATGTGGTGATAAGGGCTTGTTGTTCTTGGATTGCTTTCATTAAAGCGTATTGCAAATCTGTTTGATAAATAGCTTTTAATGGTATGCCATCAGCAGGGGTTTCACCAAACCCTGATTTATCTACAAGCTCAGGAGCAACTTTTTCAACTTCTTGTGCAATAACACCCAAATTTAATTGTGTATCTGTTTGGTCTTTGTACAAAAATGTACGAACAGGAATTGCACAAATTTTGTCAAGGTAGTTACCAGCATCAGAAATATCTTTTTTGGTGCGTTCATCAGATAAATTTGTGTTATTTGCGGAATAATTAGAAATACCGCCATTTGATTTAACAATAAACCTAACTGCTGTTGCATCCGTAAAATAAATTGCTTCATTAAAACCATCGTTAGGTGTAGCTCCTGAATAAATAAGACCAATTCCTCGATTTGTAGTTGCTCCTGATGATTGAACACTTAAAGTCCAAGCGCCATTGTTGTTTGGGTTTCTAACACCTATTCCACTTGTTGGTACACCACCAGGAGAAGGTAAACTTGTAGTACCAACCAACAAATTACCACTAGAGTCAATACGAGCAGCTTCTGTTGCACTTCCTCCTGTTCTAAATGCAATATAAGTACCAGCAAGCTGCATTTGATACCAAGATACACCGGGATTTAAAGAGCTAAGTGTTGCTCCGTTTGTTGTATCAAAAGAAACGCCTAATGCTCCACCTGCAATACCACCTGAAGATGTAGCCTGACCAAAAGTAGCAACGCTGCTATTCCAGTTGCTTCCTATTGTGTAAGATGTTCCTAAAAGAACATTTAGCTTTGTTCCTGTTGCGGTAGTACCAATACCCACATTACCAGAGCTATCAATACGCATACGCTCTGTAGCACCAGTTCCTGTTCCAAAAGCCATGTAATTATTGTCTACGGCAAATTCTAATGCTTGGTTATTGCCAGCATAAACATAAGCAGAACCAGCAGTTAATACTCCATAACCACCATATCCAGTAGGTAAAATACCAAATTCATGTGTGCTTGCGCTATTTGTATATTTTGTATTTGCAACAGCAGAAGCACCACCATTAGTATTTGTAATAGTAATGCTTGTTGCGCTATTTGCACTATTAGACACATTTAATTTACTTGCAGGACTAGATGTTCCAATACCCACATTCTGTGATGTGTCCATCGTCAATCCTACAGTGCCGTTATTGCTGGCGAGCTGGAGGATGCCGCTAGTGTCCCCTGAAAGGTTTAGTGCTGTGCCAGAAGATGTTCCTGCACTGAGAATTGATGCCATGTGTTAAGCTCCTACTTTAGCTTTGAGTGCCGCAATTTCGGCTGCTTGGGTTGTTACTAAGGTGTTGAGTTCTTGAATTGCTTTAACGAGGAATGGGATTACACCGCTATTATCCATTTGTTGATATTTAGGTGTACCATCTTCATTTACCGCATCTTTTTCGCCAGTTACGCAATTAGGGATAACAGCTTGAATTTCATGCGCCAAAAAGCCATCGTCTTTACGACCATCTGTCCAAGTAAAGCTAACTGGATTAAGGGCTTCTACAGTAGCTAAAGCGTTTTGAATTGGCACTACATTATTTTTTAAACGATAATCAGAAGTTGTATTAAATGCTACAGCAGTAGTACCATTTTGTAAAATTGACCCAATTACAGAACCATTGTATGAAAATTGTGCATAAGGCGTTCCACTTGCTGTTCCTGATGAGTGACCAGAAAATACTGCTCCATAGTTTTGCCATAAAACAGTGCCAGTTGTAGGTGCTCCAGAAAAAGTTGTGCTTCCAACAGCAAAGTTACCACTACCATCAAACACACCCCTAGGATTACCATTACCATCAGATAACACAATGTAGTTACTTGATGTGCGGATGTCTAGACCGCCTTGATTGCCGTTGTAGCCACCAAGAATAGTATTGTAATAACCAGTAGTTACGCTTGTTCCAGCACCAGTACCAATAAAGGTGTTATATCCATTAGCACTTGTAGCAGCATATCCAGCAGTAGCACCAACAAATGTATTTCCGGGGGCTGTGCTTTGACTATACCCTGCTTGATAACCTACTGCGGTGTTGTTATTGGCGGTGGTGTTGTTTTGTAAAGCGTTATAACCAATTCCAGTGTTATTTCCACCAGTAGAATTATTTTGCAACGCACTTTGTCCCATAGCAATATTGCCACTGCCAGTTGTGTTGGTAGTC